ACTGAGCGCCCCAAGTGTGGAGATCAATGGGACGTCATCAGCGGTTCTGTCATCACCAGCAATCACGATGAATGGCCCAATGTCTCAGGGTTCTGGAAGCTATGGCGGCAATGCCACATTTGGCGGATCAATCACAGCCACTGGTGAAGTCACTGGCAATGGCACCGCACTGCATACCCATACCCACAGTGGCGTGCAAACCGGTTCTGGCAGCACAGGAGCACCGAATTAATGAGCGCAACAGTAGCACTTGACTGGACAACATGGGATTTGACGGTTGACGATTCCGGAAATATTGCCACGCTATCAAATCCGGAATCTCAGGCGCAGGATGTAGCGTGCCGATGTCGGACATTTTACGGCGAATGCTGGTATGATAATACCCAAGGGATCAAGTACTGGGAGAACATTCTTGGGCACTTTCCGCCGATCAATGTGTTGAAACAGTATTACACTGATGAGGCTTTGTCCGTTTCTGGTGTTGTTGATGCAAAATGCACGATCAACACGTACTCACTGCGTAAGATCTCGGGGCAACTGACATTCATTAATGAAGATGGCGAATCAGCGGGGATTTCACTGTGACACTAACAACCACAATTCAGCCAACAACCAACGTGACAGGCCTTACTTTTGATGATTCAGGGGTTACGGCACCAACGGAAGACGCGATCCTGACTGGGGTTTTTGCAGATATTCAGTCGGCATTCGGGACGGTTTTGACTGGAACGGAATTGACGGAAGACCTACAGACGCCGCAGGGGCAGCTCGCGAGTAGCATGGCGGCTGTCATTGGCGATAAAAATGACTCGATCCTGTATATCTGCAATCAGGTTAACCCAAAAAAAGCAGAAGGTGTATTCCAGGATTGCATCGGTTATATCTATTACATGGACCGGGTTGCGGCCACGGCCACGACCGTATCATGCACTGTGGTCGGTGTTAATGGTACCGTTATCCCAACAGGCACAGAAGCGCAAGATACCAATGGTTATACGTACACCTCGACAGCGGATGTGACCATTGGGGCGACAGGAACGGCAACGGTTCAATTTCAGAATCAGGAAACCGGCCCAATTTCATGCGCCGCTGGCACATTGACCATCATCTCACAACAAATCACCGGGTGGGATACCATCACCAATCCATCCGCTGGGATACTTGGTGCCGACGAAGAAACACAGCAAGACTTTGAGTATCGTCGAAAAAATTCAGTAGCAATTAATGCGACCGGATACAATGCAGCGGTGAAGGCGGCAGTCATGAGCGTGACAGGGGTGACAGATTGCTACGTCTATGACAATTACGATTCAGTAGCGATAACACTTGGATCAACAAACTACAGCATCCCGAAAAACTGCTTGTATGTCGCGGCAGTCGGCGGCACGGCCAGTGATATTGCTGATGCTATTTACACCAAGAAAGCGCCTGGCTGCAATACCACAGGAAATACATCCACGATCATCTATGACACCAGTTATGATTATCCGTACCCGCAATACACCATCAACTACAACATTCCGACAGCAACGCCAGTGCATTTTGCTGTAACTTTGCAAGCAAACGCCAGCCTGCCGTCCGATATCATCACACAAGTTCAATCCGCGATCGTGTCAGCATTTAATGGGGAAGATGGCGGGAACCGTGAGCGGATTGGCAAGCAGATCGACACGTCTCGGTATTATGAAGGCGTGAAAGCACTGAATGATAATGTGGTCATTACGTCTATGTATGTGGGCACATCTACCGCCCCAACAACCACAACCGTCACAATCGGTGTGGATCAAGCCCCAACACTTGATACATCAAATATTTCGGTGGTGTTATCATGATTGATGTCGAAAAAACAATCATTTCACAATATCAGAATAGCCCGATTTTGCTGAAGATAATCCAAAACTTTAACGCATGCATCGACCCAACAAAAGACATTGAATCGTTCCTGAAATTGATTTGGAATGTGAACACGGCAAACATTTATGGTCTTGATGTCTGGGGGCAGATCGTGAATGTATCCAGGATCCTGACAATTGAAACCACGCCGGATTATTTCGGTTTTAAAAACTCAGCGAGCGATTGGCAACCATTCGGCCAAGCCGTTTTTTTTGCTGGGGACGAAGCAACTACATCATATCGCCTGAGTGATGATGCATTCAGAACTTTGATCATGGTGAAAGCGCTCACGAATATCAGCCGAGCAACCAGCGGCACAATTAATACACTTCTCACAAACCTATTTTCAGGCCGTGGACGGTGTTATGTCATGGATGATGGTGATATGCGTATGCATTTTGTTTTTGAGTTTGCGCTGGAGAATTACGAGCTGGCGATCATCACGTCATCAGGGGCATTTCCGCGCCCTTCTGGGGTAAAGTGTTATGTGTTACCATCAGTAGATAATTTCGGTTTTCAAACACCGGGTAATGAATACGAACCATTCGGGCAAGGCGTATTTTTCACACGAAATCTGATTGAGCAGGTGCAATAAATGCCAACACTATCGAATCACCCAACGCTACGCGCGATCCCATTTGCTGGGAATGCCGGAGCGAGTTACATCAACACGATCCCTAATGCATCGCAAATTGGCACTACAGATGGCGCAGCATCATACAATGACGGATTTCCGCCATTAACTATGATCCAGAAAGCCGCCGGTGGTGTTCCGCCGGATGGCAAGGACTTTAATGGTATTTTCCTTGATTTATCCAAGGGCGTGCGCTGGCACATGCTGGGTGGCGGTTATCAATACGATTCAACTTTTGCGACAGGCTCCAGCGGATACCCTCTTGGGGCGAGAATACTGAATGCAGCAGGAGATGGTTATTGGCTGAACACCGTTGATGGCAACACGGCAGATCCAACCGTGTCAGGTTCTGGCTGGGTTCCTGATTCTCAGTATGGTTTCACAGCTGTCACAATGACCAGCTCAAATGTCACACTGACCCAGACACAAGCAGCGAAAGACATCATCATTTTGTCAGGCGTTTTGACTGCAAACCTTAATCTTGTTTTTCCAACATGGACAAAGCGCTGGACAGTGATTAATAACTGCACTGGCGCGTTTACGGTGACATGCAAGACTGCATCAGGCACTGGTGTTGCTACATTATCCCAAGGGTACCAAACTGCATATTCCATTTATGGTGATGGAACCAACATCGTTCAAGCTAAAGCAGTGGCCACCACAGGGATTACTGGTGCCGTAAGAAATCTGAAATGTTCCGTCACAACCGCATCGGCATCGGCCACATTTACAGCGGACGAGGTCATTGTATCAACAGCACTTGGTGGAATTAATTATCAGCTATCAAGCCTGAGTCAAACAATCAATCTTGCTACCACTGGCGCTGGCGGTATGGATACTGGAACCGCACCAGCGTCTGGGTTCGTCGCTATTTATGCTATTTATAATCCGACGACCGGGGCAACCGCGTTATTGGCTTCAAATGCAACAAGTTCAGCTGCGCCAGAGGTTTATAGCAATGCCAACATGCCGAGTGGATATACTGCCTCAGCGTTAGTATCGGTCTGGCCAACAAATGCTAGTAGTCAATTTGCAGTTGCATATCAAATTGATCGCGATATTACTATTATCAATACTTCCGCATTAAGCACCACCTCTGCATCAACTAGCTTGGCGTCACTATCTATTGCATCCTGTGTCCCTTTGAATGCGAAAAAAGTAAAATTAAGCATGACCGTGCAACAAAATACGTCAGGTTCAGGGGTTGGATTAAATGTTGGTGCTGGCACTACAAGCGTTGGTCTTTTCGGTTTATCAGCAGCATCAACTAGTGGCACATCATCTCAAAGTTCATTTTACAAGTTATCCTTGGTAACACCTCAGGTTATATATTGGCAATCGCAAAATACCAATTCCGGCGTATATTCGATTAGCGTGATCGGGTACTCATTTTAATTGGATAATAATATGAATATTTGCGTTCAGTTTACTGATTCAAACAAAACAAACGTAGCTGCTGTTTTTGGATGCAAGCAAGATGATAGTATTTACAAAAATCAAGACGTGATTGATACGAGCGATGCTAGATATCTAGCGTTTTATCAGAAGATAGATAACCCTATTGGCATTCCAGAGCCAGATTGACACAATTAAAAGCCGCCTTTGGGTGGCTTTCTTCGTTATATCTACGATAGATTCATCCCGCACTATGTAACAGAAGATGTGGTTTATGTTTTGCAAGGTGGCCGATATTATGCCCTTTGTCCGCTACGAATGGCTGGCGTATTGAGGCTAATGGTTTATCTGGCTCGGATGTTTCCTATTCTACTTACAATGGATGGAATGAATTTAATTCGACAAATCTTGGAATAATACAAATATGGAATTCAGTTTCAAACAACAATAACAATGGTGGGATAATCTTGAACTAATTTCACCTGAAATCAAATTTGTGTGATAATCGGCTATGGATCAAACCAATGTCGATTTTAAACATGGACACAGATAACAGCAAAAATGATATCTTACTGGGCCAGCTAATCGCTGGTCTCAGTGCCAATACCGAGGCGGTTAAGTCTCTCGCCGAGAACGTCAAGGAATTGACGCAAGCACACTCGGAACACGCCGCACAGCTGTCTGATCTTTTTCATAAAACAGAAGGTCAATCGGACGACATCAAGGAAATCCGCCGCCAGCTTGAAAATAACGAGTACGCATCGCGCCTGCTGATGTCCATGGGGTTAGACCCAAGCGATCCAATGCGAACGCGCGGATACATGGATTTTCTGCACGAATTAAAGCAAGAGCATATCGAAAAAAAGCAGTTATCATCGACCATTAAAAAGGCCATTGCAGTCATGCTTGCAGTGACGATATTGGCTTTTATAATGCACTCGATCGTGAATGGATTTAGCAAGGAAGTAGTGCATCAATCAATTTCAGAGGCAACAGGGGAGGCAGCGAAATGAAAAAGCTGGCAGAGTTGTTGACGGGTGATGACAATATCACGCTGGAGCCCGCATATTTCTGGGCTTGCATCATTATTGTCATTGGTTTGGGGCTGGAAATCTATTCGGTGATCATGCAGCATCCATTTGATTTTCAGGGATACGGGATGGCATCCGGTGGACTGCTTGGCGGTCTGGGCATTGGTGCTAAATTAGGTAAATAATATGCGAATAACTACGGATTTAATCAAAGCAGTATTTCCAGGTAATGCAAACGCACTGAAATTCGTTGATGCGATCAATGATGTTTGCGACAAGTACTCAATCAATACTGCATCAAGACAGGCGGCGTTTATTGCTCAAATCGCGCATGAATCTGGAAATTTCCGGTATGTGCGCGAGATCTGGGGGCCGACAGCGGCGCAATCTGGTTACGAAGGCCGTTCTGATTTGGGCAATACGCACACCGGTGACGGAAAGAGATTTATGGGGCGGGGATTGATTCAAATCACGGGCCGCGCGAATTACACGGCGCTCGCGAAAGACTTGCAGATCGATTGCGTGAATCATCCCGAACTTCTTGAGCAGCCGGAGTACGCTGCGCTATCGGCTGGCTGGTTCTGGGATAAACGGAAACTGAACTCGCTGGCGGATGCCGGAGCATTTGAGTTGATCACGAAACGCATTAATGGCGGCCTGAACGGTTATGCCGACCGTGCTGCAATCTGGCAGCGTTTAAAGCTGCAACTGGGGTGCTAACATGGATTTCATTACTGAATACTGGAAACAGGCTCTGATAGCGTTACTGGTCTGTGTTGGTGTATATCTGGGCCACGAATACACAGCCGCAAAAGCAGAAGCGGCAGCAAACGCACTGGTGGCAGCTCAAGCCAAAGCCGCGCTGGAGACAACGCAGAAGGCTCGGATAAAAGAGCAGACAACCGCAGTCGATCAGTCCACTATCGAACAAAAATATCAGGAAGGGTTACAAGATGGTAAAACAGAAACTCAAGACGCTATCAATCGTCTCAATGCTCGCAATGCTCAGCTTACTGACAGCTTGCAGCAGTCAAAAGCAGCCGAAGCCCGCGCCGGTCGCACAAACCTGCCCAGTGCTTCCTCCTGCCCCAGCCAGTGTAATGGTCAAGCGCGATCCAACTTTTCTGAAACGCATGGAGCTGATGCTCTCAGACTCGCCGGAGAAGCCGACGACCTCGCAAGACAGCTCGCAGCCTGTCAGCAAGTGATACTGAATGACCGGAAATAATTGTAAAGCCCTGTAAAGCCGTTGGATATCCCAGCGGCTTTTTTGTATCTTCAATTCATCAACTGAACTGGAGTGATGCAAATGGACAAACCAACTCAAGCTCTGAATATCATTTCAATGGCACAAGACCGCTGGACAATCTCCAGAATGCCCCGCAAAAGTAATTTTGAACACACTTATCGCAAAATCAAAGAAAGCACCACCAGCGCCCTCAACAAATTAAACTGGATACATGTCGTATGATTGCAAACACAAAAAAGATGATCGTCAAATATTCCGACGAAATCATGATGGGGACATCAAGTCTTGATCCTGACATGATTGAAACGGAGATACTGAACGATAAATTCGTGAAACGGATGCTCAAAGAACTGCGTTATCAGTACATCAAAGGCGGCAAGTTCGTACCAACGCAATACTGCGATGAACTGTGCCGAAGAATGCAAAAAGTCTGTGACCGATTGGCTAAAGAGGAATTTAACAAATGTTCAAAAAAATAATTACAATGAGTTACAAAAATGAATATCCGACTCTGGATGATTTGCCTGAAATCATTGCTCATAACAAAAAGCGAGAAATGGATGACTACAGCTTTAGTTCTGTTGGGTTTAGCGGCCATATTTACACTGATCCAGTTTCTGATTTAGCGTTCTTCCAAATCCTGGTTGATCTCAAAAACCTGAAAAAATCCATCATTGATTCCGCCCTTGCCGATCCAAAAAACGAAGACCGAGATCCTGATGATGTGACCGCTGAACTGCTGAAACGCGCGTTCCCAACGCGACACTGTGTATCAGTTATTCTGGATCAGAAAAACTATCTTATCCATCTCGATCCATCAAGCAACAAGGTTTTTGAATGCGTCACTGATTTCCTGCGTGATAAATTCGGCACGCTTGCCATTGATTCAGAAAAAGAGCTGGATGATTTTGAACGCGTGATGACTTGGTTTGAAAATGTAGTTAAATCGAATGACAGTCGATTGACCGGTTCGATTAAATTTGAATCGGATGAGGGTGGCAAAACACAAACCAAAAATGAAGACCTGACCGATTTTTATGACCCACTGAATGTTCGGAAAGTTGTGAAAATCGAGATGAACTTTTCTGAGCTGGCAACTGTGACCATTGACCCATATCAATACCTGTCTGGTGCCAAATACCATATCGCTCCAGAAGAACCGGAAGATCCAGAAAACGCCGAGGCTGCATTGAATGCTGAAATGCTGTGCTGTCTTTATGTCATCCGAAAAATTCGGGGGATTATTCAGAATGAAATTTAATGCTGATCAACTGGTAATGCTGTTGATATTCGGCGGAGCGCTTTTTATGGGCGTTCCCCCAATGTCATTAGGATTTTTGATGGTGATGTTTTGTGCTGGGAGACGCGCTCATGTTTAAATCAATGGTTATTGCCGCCCTATTGTTTAGTGGAGCAGCTTCGGCTAATTTTGTACAGCTCATTCGCCCACAGATGTTCTGCAACAATGAACAGGATATGATGCAGGTAGATGCCTCAATAATCAGTGGGAACGCTGCTGTCGCTGGGGATATCCTGCAACAAAAAATTGATGCTGGGACGTGCGGATTACTATCTCGCGGAATAATTTATAACCGGTTAAATCGCACTTTTATCACGCGCGGGCAATATTTTGTTGAAGCCGTGATGAATGGTGCTTATATTTTCACCATAGAACACGATGAATCCGTAAAGGAGTTGAACCAATGAAAAAAGTAAAAATATGCTGGTTTGATCCTAAAAAATACGAATCAGCAGAAAAGGCACTGAAAGAAAACGGGTATTGTTTCGATATTGTGCCACAATTTCAGGAAAGAGACTTCAAACGTCAAATGGAATTGGTGGCTGATTCCATTGGAAAGAAAATTCAATTCTTTTGATTGATGGGGGAATAAGCATGGATGAATTATGGGTCGACAGTTTGTATGGCGAGCCGAAGAAAAACCCGTTTCGCGCGCATCGTGAATATCGTAGACAAGTCAGTTTCATTCATGAAAAGCCGATGAAAAATCCCGACATGGACTTGCTTGAAAAGTGCAAAAAGAAAATAGGGCGGGTGATGGCTCTTGAGCGCAAGTCCGACAGTATCCGGAACCTGCGCAATTGCGCCAAGCTGTACCGGTTGATCGCTCTCAAATTTAAGGAATCAGATAAGCAAAGCCGTTTTTGCGAGGATCGTGCACTTCTATGTGAAAAACGCATACAAATGCGCGTGATCGACTTGAATGCTGAATACGACTAAAATGTATCCATCTTTGGTCAAAGCGAGTAAACGAAAATGGCACTAATTCCCCCAATCGTATTATCAGGGCTCAAGCAGTCTGATGGCGCACAAATCGTTGCGGTACCGACACGGAACACCTCATGGGTGATGATCGATATCGAGAGCGGAAGCACACAAGGATCTATCGCGATCTACGTGCAAACACCGGAGATGAACGGGTACAAAGCATTCCGTGATGCCAACGGTAACGCAGTCACGATCAGCGCATCAAACCCTTACCCAATCTTCATGACATCAATTTCACTGGACAATATAAAGCTGGTGCCAGCTGGTTTGGATGCTGGCACAACTTACAACGCGGTCATTACGATGAAAGGCGGTGACTAATGGGCACAAGTGCAAAAGTTTTTGGCATTGGCAACGCGCCAGCCGCCAAGGTGCCGATCGGTTATCAGCTCAATCGCGTGCCGAATTTTACCGGCGCAGCCCGGCTGGTTGGTGGCGCTGATACATTTCTGGCGTCAGGATCGACTGGCTTGGTGACTTTCAACCATTTCATTGAAGCAGAAGCACCATTCACCCGTGTGCGGCTGTGGTTGTTCTCAAAAGAAACTACAGCGGCCGCTGGCATCACTGCGGTAGTAGCACCGTCGAGCACAGATAACATGGCTGGCACTGACGCAGCAAGCCGGTACTACCCATCGGGAAGTGCAACAAATAACGCGGCATACAGCTCAACTGTCCCGTACGGCTGGCGTCCGGTAACTTGGGCTGGCAATACATCAACCAGCCTGGAGATCGGCAGTACTGCGGCTCCATCGATGACGGTTTCTGACTGGATTGAGTGCGAGTCACTGCCCGCCCCAACAGGAATGCAGAGGCCCGTACTGATGATTCGCGCCATGTATCCAGCATCACAGGCTTATACGCTCGGAAGCTATTACACAAGCGACCTATGGAGCCCAGCTGTTGGTAACTCATTCTATCGCCGTTGGGGTTGCGCCCAGACATCGGCGCTGGATGGGGTTGGTACGCTGTCGAACGTCCCAAGTCTTGGTTGGAGCAGCCGGAGTGGGGCATTCATTGCCGTTGAATTCGATTACTGCGTGCCGGTTCGTTCTGTGCTTGCCATTGGTGACTCAATCACCGCTGGTGGTGGCGGGCAGTCTTACATGTACGATTCATGGGCGTGCCGCGCGGTGCTCGGGAAATCAACGCCACAGGCTCCATTCCAGTATTTTAACGGCGGCATGTCCGGTCAGGGTTCGAGTTCGTTCATCACGCAAGCGACAGCCATGATCACCAACGGCATGGCACCAACTGATGTCCTGATACCGGCATTCACCCCTAACGATGGCTCAGCCTCGATCTACAGTGGACAGGTGCGACATGGGATAATCGTAAATTTAATTAAAAAGTTGCGTTCTCTTGGAACAAACGTTTACATGTGGATCGGAGTGCCGAATAATGGCTACTCGGGTACCGCTGAAGCTGCGCGTGTGGCGTCTGAAACATGGGCGCGAAGCCTTGCCGCTCAAGGGTTAGTAACGCTGATTGATTTTGGCCCACTTATCAGTGACGGCGGTAACCCGGCAAGATATCGGCCAGAATACTATCAAGATGGGATCCACCCAAATTTAGCCGCCATTAAAGTCATGGCAAAATATGTTCAATCGTTCCTTTAATACATTGGAGTCAGAAAATGACGGATACAGTAGAAGAAACAACCGAAGAAGCGACAGTATCAACCACCACGGCAACTGAAACAGTCGAAACGACAGCGGAAACCACGACCGAAACCACCAGCCAGGCTGACGCCACGGTGGATCCCAGTCCCAGTTCTGACGCACCCGAAGCGGCAGCAGTTGCTGATGCGCAAGTTCAGCCACCGGTAGCAGCGGCGGCAGCTGACCAAGCAGAAGCGGAAGCTGCGGCAGCATTACCGGAAGCAAAGACGGCCGAACTGATTGCACCAACCGAAGATCCAACTTTCTTTGAAAAAGTAGAAGAAGTCGTGAAAGAAGTAGTGCAAAAGATCGAAGGTTTTGTTATTCATAACTGATTCACCACAGTGTAATTAAACGGAGCCTACGGGCTCCTTTTTCGTTTTTGGAGGCTAGATATGTCACTACTACAGACAACGCAAGGGATCTTCAAATTTGGGGCGGACAAAGGCACTATTCCACTGATCGTGAATATCACAACCACTGGTGGACAGGTATTGCTTGAAGCCATTGAGCCGACATCTGCGACCGCCGTCACGGTTGCCACAATCACGGCGTCTGGGAAAACCGACATCAACGTTTCTGGCCTGACCATCCGTGCAACACCGACGAATGCGAATTTCTGGTGGGGTGGCGCATGAAAACTTACATCGAAGAACTGGCCAGTGACGGGAACCTGTACCGTATGTATCTGGACATAACCATGGCATCAGCCGCAGTGAAATGGTTTAAAATGGTCGTTCCGGCGACAAAGTATGTCAGGATCTTGGATCGTCAGTTGATGGTTGATGTGATTGGAATGGATTACTCGATCTTCACTGGAGCATCTGGATCGGTGGTTGATGTGACAAACCTGTGCAGCACAGCACAGGTGAACACGATGCGAGGTGCTGCACCATTATCCACATTCGCCAGTATCGGCACTGCTCCAACCGTAACCGGAACGGGGATCCCATCAATATTCATCGGTTCCGGTGGTGGTTCCAGTCCGAATTCAAAAAGCAGCGAGACATCCACGGCGGAGCAGGGTTTCAAGACGTATGCGCCAGGATCTACAATCCACGGAAGATTGACGAATTCATCAGGGCTGGCAAATCGGACGGTGCTGAAAATAACGTGGGCGGAATTTGATCTGTGGTATTAAAAAGGGGCTTTGCGCCCCTCAGTCGTAATTACTTTTGCAGATCAAGACAATGACTTTGCCGGACGCTGGCATTTTCTCGATGTCAGCAAAATGGTTTTTCTCGACCCAATGCTTGCCGATTTTTTGGTATCCCCGTTTTTTCAATTCGATACCAGCTGCGCGAACGGATGAAACGGGGAACTTTTCGACTACTACTGACATCTTAGTACCGCCCGAGAACCTTCTTGGTTAGCCAGAACAACCAGATTGCGAAAGGCCAGAGTGGTAATGCGGTATTCGGCGGAAAGAGCCTTTATTGCATCGGCCATGGTTTGATAGCAATTTTTGATCGACGCATGTTTCAGGTCCGGGTGAACAATATCAACTTTAATCATCTCGATGTCTCCATAAAATAATCGAATCTATGGTTATGCCGGAAATAATCATAACCCACAATGTAAAATCTCCCGTGCGCTCAGCTATTGAACTGCACGCCGTGAACCCGAGTATCAAAAAAGAGCCTAGGGCGGAATAACTCAGCAACTTGTTTTTCATGCTTACCTCGTGACTAAATAATGGCTCTACGATTGGTGATAGTCCACCAGCTTTACACAATCTTTCAAATGTAAAGTAAAGTAAACTTGATGGAATTTTAAGGACGATTGTCCGATGATTACCGAAACAAACATGGAGACCAAAAATGAGTTACGCAACGGAAAATCTCTACCTTGCTGGGCTTGTGCCAATAATCGAGAATCCAGCGATCGATGATTATGTGCCCAGGATTGTATTCATCTCTGGCCCAATCACCGGTTATGCCTATGCAAATCGTTCGGCGTTTCTGGCGGCGCACCGCAAACACTTATTGGCGCATCCATATGATATCGTGCTGAACCCATGCGTTTTCCCACAGGGTTTGCCATATGATTTCTACATGGATTTGACGATGAGGATGCTGGCGGAATGCACGCACATAATCATGCTGGATGGCTGGGAAAAATCAAAAGGCGCAAACATCGAAAAGCGGTTTGCTGATGAAAATGGGATTATTGAAATAAAAGCGGGTGAATGATGCTAATAAATCTCTATCTCGCTTGTAGCGCGGCGGTCGGCGCGGTATGGGTATTCCGGTTTCTTCATCCAGCAGATGTGGAAACCGCAAATAAAGTAAGCAGGATCGCGTTACTTACAAAGGCCGCGCCAGCTTATAAGCAGGCAGAAGTTTTTGCTTTGGTAGCTTTCTTTTGCGCTGTCATTTTCACCATAACTTCAATTCTTGCGCCAATCTCATTCATGGCGTTATTCCGTGAGGATGTATGGAAGTAGAAGTATCATGAAGTGGAACCGTGCGGGACTGCAAGAAATGCATTCGGACGCAATTTACATGCAATGAAACGGAGTGTTGCGCGGAGTATCGCGCGGATGGTCAGAACGTTTATTTTATCGAAATTAAGGAGATTGGCTGTGAGCAAATTTGTGAAACTGACTGACTTTCAGCCCAGTGATGGGCAAACAGTCATTGTAGCCGAAGAAATGAATGGCGCTCTTTTTGGCATTACGTGCGCCGAATATTTCAACGGGAATTTCTTCCCGTGGGTTGAGGGTTTGTATGCTGAAAACTATGACGGCGGTGCTCAAATCTACCTCAACATAAAGCCAACACACTGGGCGACATTGCCGGAGGTGGAATGATGCCGACAAGAGCAAGGGTTGAGTGGTACAAGCGAGGGGAGGCGCTGCCAGAGCCTGGAGCTACGGTCTTACTGGCAACGAAAGACCAAGAAGTCATCGAGTCATTTTTCCACTTCGATTTTTCATCAAAAACGTTCACATCCATCGGTGGTGATTTAGTTTTCGCACTTGATGAAATCTTTTTTTGGGGCAGGAAGCCCAATGGCCCGCGTCGAGAGAACCCGCTTTTACTTTATCGCCAGCGCTACCGAGCGGAGCGCAAAGCAAGGAATGCCGAATAGCCCAGCCAAGCGCTGGGTTTTTGTAAAGATTTGCAAACTAAAGCGCAATTCAACTCGCTATTTCGTATACTTATTTCATCGAAACACAACGGAGAAAACAAATGAACGAAAAAATTATTGAAATGATTATCAAAGCAGCAATTTATGGAAATAATGGCGATAAAGCCGATAAAGCTGAAAATGTTTTTCCAATGATTGGCAAATACGTAATTATCCGCACTTATTCTGCCGGTTGTTGGTTTGGCGAGCTAGACCAGAAAGACGGAACAGAAGTAATTCTGACTAATGCTCGCCGCATGTTCCGCTGGAAGTCAGGCGGAGATTCAATATCACTGTCGGGCTGCGCAGTTCACGGAATTGATGAATCAGGCAGTAAAATTGTTGAGCCAGTTGAAAGCGTTTGGCTTGATGCGATTGAAATCATCCCGTGTTCACAAAAAGCAATTGAATCACTGAAAGGCGCCCAAAATGTCAAAGCTGAATAAAAACAACGGCGACGGCAACGGCAGCGGCAACGGCAGCGGCAGCGGCTACGGCAGCGGCAACGGCTACGGCAGCGGCAACGGCAACGGCGACGGCAGCGGCAACGGCAACGGCGACGGCTACGGCAGCGGCAGCGGCTACGGCAGCGGCAACGGCAACGGCAGCGGCAACGGCTACGGCAACGGCTACGGCAACGGCAACGGCGACGGCTACGGCAACGGCTACGGCGACGGCAGCGGCGACGGCAACGGCGACGGCGACTAATTAAAGTAAACGCGGCCTTAATTGGCCGCTACAGGAGAAAACAAATGAAAAAGCAAAAGTTAATCGACGCGCTTCTGGAGCTGATTAAGCCGGAAGATTGGCCGGAAGAATATGGATTCGCTGCGCAGGATAATAGTGATGGCGAGATTTATATCTACAAAGAAATTCCATATGCTAACTGGGCTGGTGGTCCATATAAACTCATTGCCAGATGCGAACCACGCAAAATGAATAAATTAATCGTTCTCCGTAGTGATTTTGTTGAACGGTATCTAAAAAATTTGACCGTTATAAAGGTTCCAAAACTTTCACAGGAACATACTGAAGAATTAAAGAGACATTTTAATGATCAATCATATTTAAAAGCTCTTTGCCATACACCAAATAAAGAAACCGAAGATTTAAAAAAACAATTTAAACCAATTATCCCAGTGAATTCAGTCACTAGCACTGGCAACTCTATTAAATCTAATTGCGAAATTGAGTTATCAAAACGTATTGACAAAGCCAGATTCATTATCTGGAAGGCTTGTAATGAAAAAAATAGCATGAACAAAGATGAGCTCCAAGAGGTATGGGAAATATTGGTTGGCAAGGATAACGAATGATGAATGATTTTCAAAAACTTGTTGACCAAGCAGTTTCAACAGCTGAAACGGCAATGGCAAAATACCCGCAGCCAAACTATGTGATCAGCAAAATTGCTGAAGAATCAGGTGAAGTTGTTAAGGCTGCGATCCATTATGCTGAAAATAGAGATAGCGCTGAACATGTTCGAGCTGAAATGATCGATGCAATCGCGATGTTATACCGGTTATGGCATGAGGGCGACCAAGTACACGGTTGCCCTCCAATTAAGGGGCGTTAATAATGAAACGCTATTACTACAAAATAGAAATTATTGAAGCCCAGGGTACACAGTGCTTTTATGTGGATGCTGAATCTAAAGCTGATGCTGACGAATTGATCAACGCAGGCTATGGCGAATTTGACGGTCAAGAAATTGAAATACAGTGTACCGGTGACCCGCTATTAACTGGCGTTGGAGAAGTCGACGAATGAACAACCTAAAAGACTTCGTTGTTGGCGTTCAAGCTGGCGTGTACGCTATGGGTGGTGACGCAGCTCATATCGAAAACTTGAAAGACATCATCCGGAGATATGAAGATGATGAAGTAAAGCTGTGTAGTGAGCTTGACGCCATTCGGGAGAGTAATGCTAAAATTCTTTCAGAAAAATCCGAGGAGATTAAGTCTCTTAATCTAGCCATTCAAGATCGAAATAACGAAATTATGTGGCTAGCTGATGAAGTATCCGACCTAAAAAATACACTCAATCGGCATAACAATACGATAGATCAACAAGGCGCAAGATTGCTTTATCTTGATTCTGACATCCGTGATTTGCGAAAAAAATATTCCGAATACCAGGATGAACGCGAAGTGCTGACAAGTCGGATTGGTGAAGCGATATCAGCAGCTAAAATCCGGCGCGGTGCCATGACTGATCATAACGATTGGAATTTTATTATCAAAATTCTCAAAGGGGAGATTAGTGAGTGATGACAATGATCAAGCTAAGTCAATATGAAATCGAAATATTGAAACAAATAAATGTAGACGGTTTCATTAGTCGAGATAATATTCCAACTAATAGCAATGATGCCATTCTTCAATTGAGCGACCTTGGATTGATTTTGGTTGAACGCCGGGAAATCACGTTAACGAACGCCGGAAAGGTTGTCGTTTTGTTGATTGCTGGAAATGAAGTGCAAGAAAGAATTCTCGATGATTATGAAAAAGACGCGAAAGAAACAGAAAAGAAATACCGTGATACGTTAAAGCTAAAAATTGAATATGGCCGCGAAATCACTAGGCTGAAAGAAAATGTCTGAACTCGTGTGTTTCATCCGTCGCAGATCGCACGCCAAAACCATGGTTATCCGCTGTGCGTATTGCGGAGCTGAAAAGATCGTTCGTGTGGCGGATGTCAATCGTGGCTGGGGAAGGTATTGTGGAAAATCTTGCGCAGCGAAAGATAGGGAGCAGAGCTCGTAGAATCAATAACCATAAAATCATAAGGACAAAAAAATGATTAAGAAATTCGAATTAAGACTTAACGATTCACCAGATTTAAACTCAAAGGGGATTAAGATAATTATTGAGATAGATCAAAAAAATGAAGAAAAATACCCAGATCAAGCATCAATCACTTTAAGACGGGCAATCAAGAATTTAATTCGTGCTTCCGAGGGTAGATTTTTTCATGTAATAGATCTTGATAATCCTCATCGAAATTGTTGCAGAAATCGAGATGTTTTTGCAAATGAGCTATTGCTTAATTGGATTGAAACGGTTCTTGATTTTACGTGGAGACTAGATGACGACTTAAAGACAGATGATTATTTTTATCAGATTTTGGAAATGCGTGATTTATCGAGTATGTAACTAAACAAATTAGGGCGGAGATACATCACATCATCCGCCCTAATTATTACAAATTCTTATAATTAAGCCCATTCTCATTAGCAAAATTCATCATTTCAACAGCCAGGCCGCGCCGCTGCGATTCAGTCAGAGCACCAAACGCTTCCGGAAACAACTCCATCACCCGTTCGCGGATAGACCTGAACGGGCTTATCAGCAAGTAGTGCGCGCCCGTTTCTGGGTACACAACCATCAGAATTCCGTGATTAACTCTCCATTTGAAACCGTACATTGTTCGGCTCATATTCACACTCCCGCACGGAAATAAGAAACAACGTTTCATCATAAGTTAAATCGTCGATCCCGTGTTCGAGCTTGTCGCATAGCATTAGAAAAACCTGGTTAATCATGACGGATTTGTTGATGCATGTAACGAATGGTATCAGAGGGAAAATCACGTAACCTATTGATTTTAAAGGAGCTTGGACGTTTCTCCCCATTGCTTTAACCAACATCAGTCTGATTTCTTTACATTTCGTAACATCAGTATCGCTTATAGCAACCTTCATGATTATAACCTTTTGCTTATATCTGACCATCAGATTATAGCGCGTTTCTCGATGCAATGGTGAGCCCCATATTTACACTCAAAACAGACTCAAATAACTCTTGTAAAAAAAATACAAAAATACAAGAAAAAAACAAGAAAAAAACAAGAGTTTTTCCCATGCAAATCAAGCACTTAGCGGAATCCTTGTATTATTTGTATGAATTTATATGATGTTATATATTTTATTATTATTTCTATGTAAAACGTGATCAAACCCTGATCTAGGTACCCATTTGGACCACGTTTTGATCGAGCCAAAAACAGGGCAAAAATATTTTAGGTATCTTAGGAAAACGTACAAATTTACAAGGATTGATGTAACTCGTTGAAAACTAAAACGAAATCTCTTGTTTTTTGTCTTGTTTTTTCTTGTATTTTTGTACAAAAAACACAAAAAACATACTGTGAATCCATACAGTACTAATAAAAATTAGCTTGATCAAGGAGGTAAAAAAGGGATAGATAGATATACAGGGTGATAAAAAAGGGATAGAGTGACAAAAATAAACAAGGAAAAAACAAGAGATTTTAGGCATGATTACAATTCACAAATTTTTCTCAGATCGCAGCGACTTCGGGTCGCTCGAAATTTCTATACCGGACGGACATTGGAGTTTCTCTATGATGGAAGTGGATGATTTCTTCTTAGTTGATCGTAAATGCGCAGAAAGGGCCGCCAATCACGCCAGAAAGCACGGAGGGTATCACGGTAAGGCATTCGTACGTCGTAAGGTGTCCGATTCAACCACGGCGATTGTGAGGGCCTTATAGCATGGGAGTGAATAAACGTGTTGTCCTCGACATGGATAACCTGTTCAGTGATTACCAGTTCGACCCGAATCACTGCTACGGCCTTGCCGAGGAAATTATCAATGACGTCAATAAACGCGCTATACGCGAACAGCCGCGCTTGAGTGCGATAAGCGCTATCTACGCACTGGCTGCATGCCTGTCGAGCCACCTGCTCACTCCTGAGGGCATTAAAACGAATCTGTACTGTGTCGGCGTGGCTCCATCCGGCGGCGGGAAGGATAACGGGAGGTCATACGTTGCCGAGCTTCTTCGAAAGATGGAAATCAGAGCCGCTGGCAGTATCGCATCAACAAAATCAATTGGTGAGGAGATCCTGAACAACGGCGGCCACGCTAACTTCATCGTGGATGAAGCCCACAAACTTTTTAACACGATGAAAGACGGCGCGAAGCAGGGAGCCGCTTACAAAGACGAGATCGGGGAAACGCTCATGAGCGTCTACACCCAGAAGATCTTTCTGTTCGACACCGTGACGCTGCGCAGTGAGCGGGCCTCGAAAGAGGACAAGATCAAGCGGCTGAACCGGGACAGCAAAGACGAAGGATTTGATCAAGGCGGGAGTGAGTACACAAAACGACTGAACGAAATCGAGGCACGACTCAAGCTGGTGGAACTCGGACTGGAAAATCCGGTCGTATGTCTGTACGGAGTCAGTACGCCGGACAAGATGCGGGGTTTTTTCACACCGGACGCATTCGCATCAGGGCTGGTCGGACGGTTGATCGTCGTGATGGGTTCAGAAGAACGGGCTACATGCGAATGGACTGAAACCGGCAGCAACAAGATCCCGATCAGCGACCGCGTGGTGGCACAACTGATCAGACTGCGGGAACGGGCAAAGGGAACCATCACCTATGCCGCCCCAAGTGATGCTGAAGTGGCAAGACAGATCCACGAACGATTCGAGCTGGGGATCAATGATCCTGAGGCGGGAGATCTGATGGTCCGGGCTTATGAAACCGTCATTCGCATCGCTACTTTAATCGCAGCCGGAGACGGGATGCACATCAAAGCCAATCATCTGAAATGGGCCTATAAATTTTATTGCAGCTCGATGACAGATGCGTACTTGCAACTGATGGACAATCTGTATCAAACCGACAATGGGATCGAAGCGCGCTGGAACGAGCTGGCAGACCGGATCATCGCGCTCATTCGAGAGACAACGGACAAATCCCCCATATATCGTTCAGAGCTCAATAGGAATGCGTATAAGCGCCAGGGTTCAAAGCTGATCGATCTGGTGAAGCGGTGTTTCCCTTCAGATCTTGATTACGGGAAATCGGAACTGGTATCAATGTACCTGGGGCAGGCACTGCTTGCAGGCTTTATGGATTGTCGCGGGCAAAAGTGGTGGGTCAGTGACAAATCAAAAGCCGCAGACGTGCCAGTTGATCCAAAGTTCGTGAAACTGTGCATGTCAGCTAGATTGTAAAGCAATGTAAAGAATAGCGACAAATGGCGGGAGCGGATGTATATTTAATTCATCGAAACGAAATGAGGAAACACGGAAATGAGCAGATTCTTTAAACACGATGCAGCGGTTAAAGCAGCAAAAGAAACTCTGACAGAAGAACAGAAAGTAATGCTGGACACGCTCAATGATACATTTGACTTGAGCGTACCTGTTAGCAATCAGGCATTAAAATACATCGAACTTGCAAAAAAATTCAATGCTTCACTGACAGAAAACCAAAAGTCATTGACTCGCGCGGTGTAATGAGTAGGAGATACAAATGGAACTAATTTTCAACGAAGCTCACCTGCGCGCCGCATTGATGGCGCAAGCAAAAAACGATATTCGATTTTATCTGAACGGGATCTACCTGCAAACAAACGGTGATATGGTTGCGACAAACGGGCATATCATGTTTCTTGGTCGTCATTGCAATACGATTACCGAACCCATTATTCTGAGTTTTTCCGGCAGTGTACCGGCGCGATTCAATACCGCCGTGGTGACGCTACGAGATGGAATGCAGGTCGGGCAAGTCGAATACCGGGGTCGGTTTGATAAAGTCGTTGGGTTTGGAATGGTAACGGTGATTGACGGGAAATTTCCTGATTATGTGAAAATCATCAATAAATTCAAACCAGATCCAGTGTCTGTTATTCGGTTGAATACCGATTATGTTGAGATCGCCAGCAAAATATCAAAATTATTCAACCCAAGAAATCCAAACGTTGATATTGAAACCAGCGGAGAACGCAATGCTGTGCGGGTTACGATCCACGACATTTTTAGTGGTAATGGATATTACCCGATGAATTCAGCTGTTGGTAATGTGTATTTTTATTTAATGCCAGTGGCTGTTTAAAAATGAAAATTATCGCAATATTTTTTGTGCTGGTTTCGTATGTCGAGGCCAGTAAACTGATTGATGAACCCACGAATTGCAAGACGCAGGAAGAATGCAATCTTGTTTCAAAAATAGATGCGCAAATGGCTAGTGAATTGTAAATAAAAGCAAATTCACTGGTTGGGATTGGCACGGATGATAAGATCGCCACATGTGGAATTGGAGGTGTTTGTGAAACAGAAAAGAAAATCCATGTGGTACGTTCACGACAGGAGCACGGGTAAAACAGTGAAATCAGTGCTGAGTTTGCAGGCATTGGGTTTCTTCCGGTCATCAAGCAATTACCTGGTGGCTAAACGGCAAAAACAGATTGAGGTGATGATAAATGATGGATGCGAAAAAAGCGGTGATTGAGCTCAGAAAGCTGGCTGATCTGATTGAAAGTGGTGAGAAGTTTGAGGCCAGAAAAGCAGGTGGAGAATGGCAGGAGTTTAAACTTGAATTCATCAATGCTGACTTTGAAACGCGAAAATGGGTAAACAAAACCCCAATCATCGCCCCAGAAGAAGGCTCATTCGTTTACTATCCTGATCTAGCCATGGCAAAAGGGGTTGGTGTCGCTTACTACTCAGAAGCGGTGTATGGCGCACTGGCTGCGCGTGGTGTGCTCTTTGATAACGAAGAAGCTGTGATTGAGTTGGTGGAAAAATGGACTACAACACAGAAATAAAACCAATGATGTCCGGTCTTTGGCCGGAATATCTTGGCACCATTGGCGTCACTGTTGGACAATTCAAGGGCAAGGATACGAAAAACGGCCCTTGCCCACTGTGCGGAGAAGGTACGGACAGAGCGCACTGGCATCAGCAGACAGAGGGTCGCATATCGCTTTTCTGTCGGTTTTGCGGCACTCATTCTGCTGAATATGTCGCAATGCGAGTCACCGATTGGGCATTTCCTGATTTTGTGAAATCAATATCGAACTTTTTGGGGATCGATAACAAATCAGTAACATTTGACCGGTCATTGGTAGAAAAAAAGATTGAGGCGGACGGAAGTTACATCTGCTCAGTTGATGAAATCTCTACTTTCGAAAAACAGCTTACAGAAACCCCGCTTACTGGCCTGACTTTCAGATATGGACTCGGCCTGAACGGAATGAAATGCGACAAACAAAAACGCAATTGTATCCCAATCACGCGAACTGACCGGACGATTAACTACGGGATCGTGAATGATGACGAATCAGTCGAGTATCTGGCTGGTGGCATGACCATCGGCGGGTACACGGTTATCGGGACGCTGCGCGGTGCAAAGTTGGTTGTTGTTGGGGTGAATTGGATCGAGTGCCAGATCTTCACTGAAAGAACGGGCATTCCAAGCATTTGCTCATGGACTCGGGAAAATATGATTGAGTTGTTGGTAAGCCGAAAAGCCTCAGTGTTCACAGGGAAAGTCTGCGTACTGATCGAATGGGAGTGGGATTTTATCGACAAACTCCAGCGCGACTTCATCACTATTTTCGGGATCTTCCCGAAAGGCGGCGATTACCTCAGCCAATGCGGTAGCTATTCGAAGATTTATGACTTAGCGGAGCTATTTGAAGAGTATGAAACTAGGAAAAATCGAGCTCAGACCGTTTCAGAATAGCGCACATGATGCGACTATCGAATACATCCGGCAAGAATTCAAACGATTCAAAGAAGAACATTTGGCACCAAGACCAGGCTTTGTTTACGCATCGGTCGGTGCTGGTAAATCACTGATGATTGGCGCGGTCGCAGAGCATGTCCAGAAGATAACTGGCTGGAAGTGCATGGTGATGGCGCGACAGGCCGAAATTATCGAACAGAACTCAGAAATGGGCTGGTTGATGGATGTGAAGAACTCGATCTATAGCGCGTCTCTGAAACGAAAATCCACGCACTATCCGGTTGTGATGGGGCAGGAAAAGACGGTCGCAAACGCACTTGATCAACGGTTCACTGAGTGGGTTCCTGATGTGCTGTTGATTGATGAATGTCACCAATTATCATGGCAGGATTGTATGTCTGAAAAAGCCGAAACGGTTTTCGGGAAAATCATCCAGCATTTTTACAAACTGAATCCACGACTCATGATCATCGGTTACACCGGAAGCCCATACCGTGGTACGGAGTCGATCTTAGGAGATTTCTGGCACAAGATGATTTACAAGATCGAGACTGAAGAACTGGTGGAACTTGGTTTCCTTGTTCCGACCATTTTCGGATGGCCGGAAGATGACGAGCGATATGATTTGGATAAGTTCAGTAATTTTGAAGCGGCTGGCACAGATGATTTTTCGCAAAAAGAACTCGACGAAATGGCCGAGATTTTGACGAAAGATCCAACGCTGACGCAAAAAATAATGCGCCACGTTATGGAGCTGACAAAAGGCAGGAATGGCGTATTGATCACCTGCGCAAACAAGAGCCACTGCCAGCAGGCAGCAGCGGTATTGCCGGAAGGAAGTTACGCAATCATCACGGACGACACGACTTTTGATGACCGCATGCACGCCCTAAAATCAGCGAAATCTGGCAAGCTGAAATATATGCTGCAAATCGGGTGTCTGACTACCGGCGTGAACGTTCCATATTGGGACACATCGGTGATCTTGCGCAGGATCCACTCACTGACATTATTGATACAGCTTTTGGGGCGCGGGATGCGCTTGCTTGATGATGTTCTCAAAGAACAAGGAATTATGAAGCCCGACCATCTGGTGCTGGATTATTCAGGAACTATGGATGCCATGGGGTCACTGTACAGCGATCCAATTCTTGAACGTGCGTCATTGAGCAAAGCAAAAAAAGAGAAAAAAGACCTGAAATATTGCCCGGCATGTGGCGCTGAAAACTCACCCGGTGCGAGGAGGTGTATTGGGGTCAATGATGGCAATCGCTGTGAGTTCTTTTTTGTGTCAAAAGTCTGCAAGAGCTGCGGCACGCAAAACGACCCAACCGCGCAGACCTGTCGCAATCCGGACTGTGGAAAAGAGTTAATCGATCCAAACGAAAAACTTTATGGCAAGCACTATACCGATAAAGACTGGAAAACGTGCACCGGATTCGATTTGGAGCCTTGCAAAAACGGCGGTATCATGGCTGTATACCGGTTTATTGATGACGATAAAGAACAGGCTGCACGGCTATTTTTCAGTATAAATTCAGAGCCAGCGCGAAAGATTTTAAAAATGAATTTATTAGCCCGTCACATCAAGGATTGGTCGATAATAAGCAGGATCATGAACATGAAATCAGCGGAAGACATCTGTCACATGAAAAAATTCTTTGCCGTGCCAACATCAATCACACATCGAAAAAACCTGAAAGGTCGCGATGTAATCAATGGGGTTAATTTTTAATGCAAAAAATTAATGACACAATTTACACTTGCACGCTGGCGAATTTGCCGCCAGCATCAACCATGGAGTCAGAGCAGCGAATCTGGATCTCAGATTCTGGCGTGATGGCCTATGATTCAGGATCTGTTTGGACATTTGAACCACTTCCAGCAAGAGCATGGGCTGACATCCTTTCAATAGCTACAACACAGCTTGCGACAGGAATGATTTGTCGGGCTACTGATTTAGGCCTGCACACGTTTATCTGGGATAGCTCAAACTGGCAGAGTCTGAATAATTCACTAATTAAAGTTGGGTCAAGTCGGACGCAGGTTACAGGCGCGCTAACGAGCAATCTAATTTATTCACCGGTTGTACCTGCGAACTTACTGGGCTCCGGGGGGAGGTTAATTTGTGAAGTGCAAGCTACATATACAAGCAGCGCAAACGCAAAAAATTTATATATAGCCAATTCTGTTGGGACGTTGCTCGCTTCCGCAAGATGCGCAGCGGCCGGAGTTCTTGGTGTAAAAGCAAGATTTGTTACTATGTTAAATGGCTCGGGTAGTATGTTGGCATTATTGAATTCGGCAGGAACGCTTAGTGACCCTTTTTACTCAAGTACCCCAGTCGGCGTTACGTTTGACCAATCTATCAGCCAGACACTAAATATCTCATTAGCTCAAGGAGCTACCGAAGCATTTACGGCTTATGGTTACGACATGTATGTTGAACGGAGGGTTTAATAATGACCATTAAAACAATCTCAGACGTTGAATTATCAGCATTTGATTCAACAGATTACCCGTGGTGCATTGTTACAGTGGATGGTCATGTGTTCTACCAAGAATCTGATCTTGCGGCGTACCAAACAGCAATGAAAGCTCTTGGCTTGACGGTTGATAGTAGTGGGAATATCACGACAGGATCATAATCATGCAAAAACAATCAATTATTCGAGCTGTAAATAGAAAATACTTTGATTCATTGAAATGATGACCATAACAGTCGAATCCCCGATCCTGCTTTTCTGTGAGCAGGATTTTCGGGGAAGCTGCAACACGGAAGACACAGATCTAAAAAGCTGGTGCGCCTGGTTCCGGTATCATCACCCAGAACTTTCACTGACATTGGTTCATTGTCCTAACGAGGGTGACTTGCCACCACAAGCCCGCAACTCGCAGTATGAGAAAGGGGTGTTATTCGGATGTCCGGATATCATCGTGATGGCACCTCACAACGGCTATCACGGGTTCGTCATGGAGTGCAAACGCAAAAACCCAGCGCTATCCTTGAAAACCAAAAAAGATAAAGAACACTTCGAAAAGCAATGTAAAATATTAAAAGATTGGGGCGACAGAGGTTACTATTGCTGTGCCGCATTCGGTTATCACAAAATGATCGAAGCATTCCAATCATATCTACAAAACGGACAAAATCATGATCAGCAATCACTATCACTCAAATGAAAAACTCCATGTCTTGGTGACACTATTCAACCCGAGCGGGTTCAAGCGCCGTGTGCAGCTGCATAATGAATTCTGTGAGCGTATGCGCAAGGAACCAAACGTGGATCTGTATATCTGCGAAATCTCACCGGATGGTCACCCATTCGTCGGCAGCTCGGAGGATGACCCCAAACACATCCAGATCAACTCTAGCGACATATTGTGGTGCAAAGAGCGGGCCGTAAATATGCTGATCCATCGTCTTCCGAAAGACTGGAAGTATGCCGCCATGATCGATGCTGACGTGACGTTTGTGAATCACAACTGGGTTGCAGACACGATCTATCGATTGAATCAATACAAGATCGTGCAAATGTTCAGCCAGTGCTGCGATCTGGATATTGATAGCGAAGGGACGAATCTGCGTAGAGGATTCATGTGTGAGTACCAGCGCAATCCTACCGCCCCAATGCTTGCCAATGAGTACACTGGTAATCTGGATTGTCAGCAGGCACATGTAGGTTACGCGTGGGCATTTACCCGCGAGGCAATCGACATCATGGGTGGGTACTATGACAAATCGATTATTGGGAATGGTGACTGGATCAGCCTGTGCGCATGGCTTGGCCGCGCACGTGAAGGATTACCTCCAGAGCACGATTATGCACTTCACCCTCAGTACATCCAAAGCGTTATGGATTATCAGGCCAATTGCACTGGTCTTTATCAGTCAGTCGGATATGTCGATGGACTGATTATTCATCATTTCCACGGCAATAAAGCCAAGCGAAAATACTACAGCAGAAACGAGATCCTGGAGAAGAATGAATTCAACCCGTACACAGATTTGGTCGAAGACAGCAACGGAATGTATAAGCTATCAAAGGGAGCCAAAAACTACATTGGCCTGCGCAATGACATCATCAATTATTTTGCGCAACGCGATGAAGATGCGACAAGCTAAATTGTAAAGAATGGTAAAGCCAGTGGTTATATTGCTGGCTTTTTTGTATCTTGAATCTATCAAAAACACGGAGTCAAAAACATGAAAGCATATAAAGGTTTTAATGCAGATTTAACTTGCCAAGGATTTCAATATGAAATTGGCAAGACTTATGAGATGAGCGACAAGGTAGAAGTTTGCAAAAATGGTTATCACGCATGTGAATACCCACTGGACGTCTTTAATTATTACGGACCAACAAGCCGCTTTGCTGAAGTAGATCTTGATGGAGAAATATCAAGGAATAAAGACAAGGTCTCATCAGCGAAAATAACTATTCACGCAGAAATTGACTTGTCAATTATGGTTCAAGAATCGGTTAAGTTTATTTTATCTAAAATAAAAAAGACAAAAAAAGAAACCAACACGGGATACCAGTCTGCTGCGACCAACACGGGAGACCAGTCTGCTGCGACCAACACGGGAGACCAGTCTGCTGCGACCAACACGGGATACCAGTCCGCTGCGACCAACACGGGAGACCAGTCCGCTGCGACCAACACGGGAGACCAGTCCGCTGCGACCAACACGGGCAACTGGTCTGCTGCGACCAACACGGGATACCAGTCTGCTGCGACCAACACGGGAGACCAGTCCGCTGCGACCAACACGGGCAACTGGTCTGCTGCGACCAACACGGGAGACCAGTCCGCTGCGACCAACACGGGAGACCAGTCTGCTGCGACCAACACGGGATACCAGTCCGCTGCGACAGTTAGTGGCCGAAATTCCATTGCAATAGCATCCGGATACAAATCAAAAGCAAAAGCATGCGAAGGGAGTGCGATTGTTTGCGTTTATCGCAATGATAATGGTGATTTAATTCACATCAAAAGTGCGATTGTTGGTGAAGATGTAAAACCAGATACATGGTATTCACTAGATCAAAACGGTGAATTTGTTGAGGTATCAGATAATGACTAAAGTGTTCTTAAACAACGAACTCACCAATGAGCAGTATCATGAAGATACGGAATTCGTGTCCGGTTCAGAGCTTGCGAGCTTATATTTCACCTGCCCAGCGGAATACCGTTATGCCGAACGCGAAGAAAAACAGGCGCTGACTTTTGGGACTAACAGTCACGCGCTGATGCTGGAGCCATCCAGATTTGAAGCTGAATTCGTTCGGGAGCCGTCACCGGATGACTATGAAGGCGTTCTACGTACTGACATTGAAATGAGAGCGTGGCTATCAGAACGCGGCATCAAAGGAGGTTCAGGGAAGAAAGCAGACGAGTTGATTGAGATGATCTTGGCTACTGGAGAAAAGCCATATCTGTACAAACAGATCTTGAAAGATTTTCAGGAAGCAAATAATGACAAAACAATCGTCTCGGCAAAAGACTGGGACATCATGCAAAAAATGCGCAGCGTCCTATTTTCAGTTGAACAATATCGAAACTGGTTTGATGGGGCGGCAACAGAAGTATCCGTGTTTTGTGAAATCGACGGTTACCCAGTGAAATGTCGGTTTGATGTCATGACAAAATCAGGCCGGATTGTTGATTACAAATCCGCAGCAAGCTCAAAACCCGATGATTTTGGCCGCAGCGCTCATGATAATGGATACTGGCTCAAAATGGCATTGCAGCATGATGTTTTCACAACTGCATACGGGCGAGATCCAGAGAGCGTTACGCTACTGGCTCAGTGCAAAAAATCACCATTCATTCCAGTTGCATTTGACCTGACATCTGCGCAGCTCGACGTAGGCCGCATGCAGTACAAGACCGCACTGAAAATCATGTTCGAATGCCGAAAAACAAACATTTGGCCCATGTATGGATCTCCAGTGATGGACCTGCCAACGCCTGATTATTTATTGAAACGCTATGGGATGGAAAAATAATGAGATTTTCTGAAAAAATGGAAGCGATTGCTGCGGCTATCGTCAAAGCACAAAAACTTGTAGTCAATGCAAAAAAAAGCTCAACTAATCCACATCTGAAAAGCACATACGCAAATCTTGGTGATGTCCTGGATGCCGTTGATGGTGCCCTTGAGACATGTGATTTAGCCGTAATCCAGACTCCGACCGAATCAGATGATGGTAAACTGCATCTGGAAACCATGATCCTGCACACATCGGGGCAATGGATGTCCGAAACCATGGTGATGCCATTGCCAAAGCAAGACCCACAGGGATATGGGGCGGCACTGACATACGCACGCCGTTATCATCTGTGCGCGATGCTGAAAATAACACAGGAAGACGATGACGGGCAGGGCGCTAAGGCATCGGTATCACACAGCGCCAAAATGATCGAGAGCGCGAAAACAATGGAAGAACTACAAACGATCTTCAAAGATGAATACCGGAAGTTTGATGCAGGATCACCGGAGCAGAAGATCCTGATCGATGCTAAAGACTCGCAAAAAGTTAAGCTGTCCGCCCCATTTGATCCGAAAGCGCTCAACATTGCCAAGCCGGAACAAAAAAAGGCAGAAGAAAAACAGGCTGAACCAGAACAAAAATCAGACGTAACGGAGTTTTAAGAAATGGCTAAAGGCGTGAATAAAGTGATCCTGCTTGGTCGCGTGGGACAAGATCCAGAGGTTCGACAGGCTGGCACAACAAACGTAGTCCAGTTTTCACTGGCGACAAGCGAAAGCTGGAATGACAAAAGCGGACAGAGACAGGAACGTACCGAGTGGCACAGATGTAAAGCATTTGGGAAACTGGCAGACATTTGTGCGCAATACGTTCACAAAGGAGATCAAATCTATGTCGAAGGTAAATTACAAACCAGCGAATGGACTGATCAACAGGGCCAAAAGCGCTATGCGACAGACATCTTGTTTAATGAAATGCAAATGTTGAGCCCAAAAAATTCAGTAGGCGGTGCAGCTCAAGCACCAGTACAGACACCAGCACAAAGATCAGCCGCGCCTGTTCAAAATGGGCAACCAACTGATTTTGATGACGACATACCGTTCTAGGGGTCGGACATGCATAAATACCAATGGACAGCAACAATCACTAATGATGCGCAAAGCAAGGAACTGACTGGGTTGATCGTTAACCCAGTCGAATTAACAGATCATGAAATCAAAGAGCGAATTTCTGTTGCACTTAAAGACCAACAATGCAATTTCTTTGATTTTGATTATCGGGAGTTGAAACAATGAAATGGAAGTTGTTTAAAACAATTTTTTTAGGGATTCCAGTATTGTTTTTATCGGTAGCAATGACTCTAATTATTCCGATTTTGGCATCAAGCAGCTGGATTGCTATTGCAATCGCCCTAATTATTCTTGTCAGTTATGTATGTGTTATTTGCTGTTATGGTTCGT